AACATACACCCCCACAGATGTTCTAACCACAGTGGAGATATTCACGGATTGCTGAATTGTCACCACCCCACCAGACACGGCAAACCGGACGAAGGCAGCCGCGGACTGCACAGCTAGCTTCGCCACCCCCGCTGGCGTATACACAGCATTGTTCACTGGATTCAGCCAGCTGGATGTAATAGGATTATTTTGGTTATAATCCTGGAAAAAAGTGCTAGTCATAACCAACTCCTAGAGAATTCCATTAGCTGTACACTGCCCAATCGCGGACCCACCGCTGTTTGTGCTAATACCTACAGCAGTAAAACCAGTCCCTGAGATCGATTGAGGAAAAACAGCAACTCCACCACTTGCCGTACTGTTATTGGAACAAGTCACATTCGGAACAGTTGTGAAAGCCCTAGGAAAGGTCACAGAAATACTCCCAGAAAACAGACTTCCGTAAGCTGTACTAGTGGTAATTGTCCCTGTGGTGAAAGTTTCCGTGTCGCCGTAATAAGTGACTGTTGGGGATGAAGAAACTACATAATGGTTAGCATTGGTTGGGATACTAAGAAAATTCTGCGCCGCAATTTTCCCTGCCCCACTGGAATTAATCTGCATGCCCACATTACCAGATTGCCCATTTCCTATAATACTATTCGACCCAAAAGTAAATCCCTGCACCCCAGTAAACGCTACCCCAGTCCCAGTAGCTCCATTGAATTGCATGTAATTACCAGAAACAGTAATATAGCTTAATAGTCCACTAGTGTCTGTGCTGAGATCAGTTCCACTTGCACCATTATTGACACCAAGCTCATTTCCGGTTATGACAATCCCACCAAAAGCACCAGTACTAGCTACTCCAAGGTAAATATTAAACTGATCTTGATTCTCAATCGAATTTCCAGTCAGTAAAAGTGGCCCAGAAGTGATAGCCCCTGTGTAAGCTAAAACGAAGCCAGAATGCCCTCCAAGGATCTTATCCCCTGTGATCCGCAATCCTCCCCCACTCAATTGATAAATACCAATTAATCTTCCAGTGGTCTCGGCTGTAGCTAAGTGACTGTTGGCGATAACAAAATCGCCTGCACCAGTATTTTGGGGGAACTCGTAGTAAATACCAACGTCAAAATAATTAACAATAGTCGCTTCTGCAATTGATCCATACTCACAATTTGTAAGTTGAATTCCTCGATAGAAGCCATACTGCCAAATATTATTAACATGCAAATTTTGCAGATTGCCTGCCGAGGGGGCAAAATGTAACCCAGCCCCACCAGAACGCGTATTCTGAGCAACCTCTGCAAAATTCTGAAACGTAGGAATAGGAGCGGCATTTCCCGATCCCCCTCCCGTATATGTAATTGCATCCGTACTACCAGTATCGGTAGTATTTAAGATCGTAAAATACCCATCCCCAATGATCCCACCGGAGGAGAATGAGATAGTCGTGAAGTTATACTGCCCCTGCGGGTAGTAGATCAATCGACCAGTAGCATGTGCTGCTTGCATAGCAGCCGTATTATTAGTCGACCCGTCCGCTTTAGCCCCCCACTCACGCACGTCAGCCGGCCCTGGACCGAAGCTGGCATTCCAGCAATTCCCATTCGAACCTTTGACTTGGGAACCATTATCCCCAGCCCCCGCGTTCAATGTACACGGCAGAGCAGTTGCCACATAAAGCAGGGGTGGAGCATCCCCAGCGGCTACAAACCCCATACGCCAAACAGTCGGAGCAAATACCGTAGAGGTAGCTGCTAACACAGTATTATTTGCGACAGCTGGGGAAGCCGTCGCCACAGCTCCAGAGACAAAAGCAGTAGTTGCTAATTTAGTTGAACTGTCTCCAGCAGTCGGCGTCGGAGCTGTTGGTGAGAGAGTAAAATTCCCCTGCCCCGTGAATTGCGACGTCCCATTAACAACTAAATTGTTAACTGGAAAAGTCTGCGAACTGGCTGCAACAACCCACAGCAGCCCCGCAATTAATGTGATTAGTTTTTTCATACTGAAACTCCAGCTGCATCGATCCAAATTGCAGGGATTATCTGCAGAGCCCAGATCATAATCCCCAAAGTGGTATCTAAAAAGGGCTGCCCAACAAATACCGGAACAGGTCGAGAGGTGGTCGGGCCAGACTGGGGAACCCCAGCCAGAACAAAAGAAGCAATAACAGACAGTGGAATATCTGCCGTCTGCCCTGTGACCACGCCAGTACAAGTATCAGTCCCTTGCACTACTCTCCCATTTAATGGGTATGATCCTTGCTCTGCCATTGCAAACTCCTTTTAGGGAATCCGCAGAGCGGAAACCTGGCATGTCATAGCAGCAGTGCTGACTGTGAAATTAGCAGCTCCTACCAGAAAATATGACGTAGAACTACTCGGATTTACTATCTGAGTGGGGACAGTAAAGATTTCAGTACTTCCTGCAGCGGCTGTCCCCGACCAAGATGAATATAAGGGGACCGCAGGAACTGCTCCAGTGGTTGTACTAATACCAGCAGAAGCCCCTGACATGACAGTCGATCCTGCGGGATTGAAAGAGATGCTTCCATAGAGCATCCATTTTCCAGCAGTCAGAGGCATTGTGGCACAATTTGCTATAGAGCCACTTGTAAGAGAGATAGAAGTTCCACTAGCTGTTACGGTCTCCCCCCAACTTCCAGCAGGAGAGGCAACTCCGGTAGCTTCACCAACCACAGTAGGGGTAGTTATTTTAGGGGAAGCCGACACGAAAGCAGTAGTAGCTAATTGAGTGGTGTTCGTACCCGTAGCTGCTGTAGGAGCCGCTGGTGTTCCGGTAAACGTGGGGGAGGCTAGTAGGGCATAAGGAGCGAGAAGGGTTGCGGCCCCTGCCCCACTGATACTTCCAGTTACCGCTAAATTAGCTGCAGTAGTAGTCCCTGTGAAAGTGGGGGAGGAGATTGGAGAGTAGGTAGAAGCGGCAGTCGCACTGGTTAGATAGGAGGCTGCGGTGATACCGCCAAGAGTGGAGGCATTAATTGCTGTATTGCAGGCTAATCCCGTGCCAGATAACCATTGCAGAGCGCTGGAAGCCGTGCCGCATGATGGAGCAGAAATAGCAGTGGGAGTTGCCGAACTTCCTGTTGCATTCGCGACTATCGTATTGGGAGATTCTGTTGCCAAATCCGATAGTGAGAGGGAGCCTGCAGGAAAAATCACAGAACTGGTAGCAGCTAGTTGCGTGAAAGCGCCCGTGGAGCCGCTAATGGGGGTGCCCATCAAGGAAGTTGCGCTGATCGGGCCCGTGAAAGTAGCCCCAGTCAGTGGAGCATAAAGGCCGAAAGCTGAATTCAGTTCAGCTGCGGTTAAGATCTGCCCAGGTATGAATGGAGCGAATTGTGCACTGGCGAGAGTGGACCAGAGCAGGCCAGCAAGTAAAAGTAGTTTGCGTGTCATCCTAGGGTGCTCACATTGAGAATGAAGTTGGTATCGAGTTCGTAGACTGGGCCCCCAGGGCGGGGTGGGTTGACGGATGAGGGAGTGCCCGGAGGGTAGATTGGGTAGCCGTTAGTGTCGAGAATCGGGCAACCGTAGGTATCCTGTATCGCCCAGCCACGATATAGAATGATGCTAGAGTAAAAAGCGGTGTTCACATAGGAGGGGATGCAGCAACCAGGAATGGCGAATCCTGGGATGGCGTTCTTACCCTGCAGTACGCAATATTCGACGTAGGGGAATTCCGTGTTGTCACAGCGTGGGGGGTGGTAGGGCCGGGACCAAGGCACACTCTGATCATCCTTCACGCCACGGAGAAAGTCCTGTGGGTTGCGGACCTCTTTGTGATGCCGACAGACATACAACCCATTCCATGTGAGCATTGCCATCGAAGACTTATTCTTCTTCCCACAAAGGTCGCAAGTGAAATTCCACTGACCACTTTTATAGAAATCCGCGATTCCTGGACCTGGCATACTAGTTTCTCACCGGGATTAACAAATAGTAAAGTTCGTAAATAACTACACTACAGTGCCCGTTGCATCTCTCCACACCGGAGGATTCACAGCAGTGCACCAAATCGGCTTATTCAGAGTCGTGTCCAGCATGTGCTGACCTATGACGGCATTACTCGGCCGCAGAGCTGTCACAGAGTTGCCACTGAAATTCCATGCTACTGTTGCCTGAATCTGCTGCAGCCATTTCGCATCTGCACCTGCGGGCGGAACTGGGGGGAGGACTAGGTTATTCTGGCCTGACATTAGAACCTCCAGCTGGTACAGTAGCCATACTTCTGCAGGATGGGCAGTTGCTCTTCAAGTCGATCCCCGATATCGGTTCTATACATCGGTGAATTCGGAATCTCCAACTCCCCGAGATGCCCGTACGCGTCCTTTTTCGCGGCCTGTACGGTCCTACCGCAACCCGTGACGGTCGCAATAGCATTCCCCGCCGTCACCATCATAGGGACCGTCGCTCCCTTATCATCAATCCCCTCTCCAAGCTTCATATTGAAGGGATGGAAGAAATAACGGTTCTCTTTAGTGATGCCCCAGACAGGGAAGCCGGAGAGCTGCTCCTCTTTAAGATGGTGGTAAGGAAAATCCGGCATCGACAGGAACACACCTACAGCAATCTCATCAGACGGCTGGAAGGTATCCCAGCCATCGGCCGCGTCCTTCATCCAGCTGACCACATCGTGATGCAAGACCTGCTGAATTAGGAACAGTGGCCAGCCATGTCGGGAGGTG